ACTCTTTTCTCCCAATTTGTCAAGGATTGATTGTTCTAGAGAAATAGCATTATCTTCCGCATAAACATTGAAGTTTGCGTAGTGATCATATGCCCAAATTTTAACTGTGAATTGTTTCATGGTTTTTTCTTTCTATTTATCAATTGTGGCGGAACAATGTCCCGCCACAAAAAAAGTATTAATTATACACCTTCAACGCCAAAGATACCTCTAGGGTCAGAAACTCCAAAAGAGTATCTTTCTCTAGCTTTGTATCTTACATTGCCAGTATCGAAGTCGCCTTCCATAGCTGTAGTCAATGGTGCTCTGTTGAACATTTTCATACCGTTAGGCACGTCTGTAATGATATAGAACGCATCTGAGTCAGTTAAATAGTTGTTGACTCTGTATCCTTGAGGAATCATTCCCATAGATACGATTGAGTTTATATCGTTATCAGCTGTTCCAGTTCTACCTTGAGACTTCATCAATCTTTCAGCTGTGAATTGTAGCTCAGAAGGAATAATCATTTTTACTCCTCTAGCAGCAATTCTTAAACCTCTTTCGTCACTCATTTGACCAATATCTATTAAAGATTGTTCTAATGAAGTTTCGTTAAGGTCAGCTTGAGTTGCTAAAGTATTAGCAAAAACACCAGCCACTGTTGGGTGATCTGTGTTAAATAAACTAACACCGTCACCTGAATCAAAACCATTCGTAGTTGGAAGACCTTGAATCAGTGGTTCAACTGCTTTTACTTGTTTAGCATTACTCATAGATCTAGCTAAAGCTTTTGTATATCTAGACGCAAGTCTATCATACAAGTTGTCCTCGATTGCTTCTTCAGTAATCGCGAACGCTAAAGCTACAGTCTCGTGAGTGTAACGAGCTGTGAAAGTTTCCTGTGCTTCATCAAATGAAACTCCAGAACCTTCACCTTTTACTTGTGCGTTTGCAAAACCACTTAACATTACTTCTTCTTCAAAAGCTCTGTCAGATGATTCTGTGGCATAAATTTCAGCGTGCTGATTTTCATACCTTTTATATTCCAGGCCGAATAGTGCATTCAAACCTGGCTCTAACTCTTTTACGAGTTGGGATCGTGATATAGCCATAATTTATTCTCCTATTCTAGCTTAGTTTTGTAGTTCGATTAGATTAGCAACTACTACTACTGATCTGAAAGCCGCATTTTCATCGTTTTCAGGATCTTCAGCAGATCTTAGCAGTCTCCATGAAGCCGCATCAGCACTTGTATCATCATGATCCAAAGTTGCTGAAGATTGTCCAGTAGTTGTACTACCAGCAGAAGCATTCATGTCATACGTTTCAAGGTATCCTGCTTGTGCTAATGCAGCATCAATAGCTACTACATATTGTTGTTGAGGGTTATCGAATACAAATGCATCGATATCTTCTGAGTTTGCTGGTGTTACTTGTACGTAATGGTTCGCAAACGTCGGCTTTAAAGTTGTAGCCGCGTTATAGAATATTCCATTTAATACGCCAAGAATCGGAGTGTCAGTTCCCTGACCTTCGACAATATAACCAGCAGCAGAAGCAACCGCACCACCATGAAATATAGTAGTTGCGTAGTTGGCGTCGATTTTATATTTGCCTTGACCAGAAGTCGCTGGAGTTGATCCAAGCGTTCCTGCAGCAATCAAACCGAAACCTTGTGTGTTTCTATTTGCCATAGTTATTTTCTCCTTATGTACCTGCCTCGAAAGGCCTCCAGTACGATTGATTTAATTCAGTGATTTAAAAATTACTTTTTAGTACCACCGAAGGTTACACGAGATTGCCTTTCAATATTGATTGGCATTCTACTATCTTGCTCCTTCATTAAATCGTGTTTGACAGCTTCGTCTCTTTGTTTATGACGGTCTGTCATATACTCTTGACGTTGTTGCGCGATTTCTGTTGGTACCTTCGCAAGTAGAAGGCCACCTACCCCAATCACTCCCTTGTATTTACCGTCTTCGACAGTAGGATAGTCAGATGCATTTTCAACTTCTTCAGATCTTACTAATTCATACCCTTCTCTTAATCTTCCAGATATGTTTTTCGTATCTTGAAAGCCAACGCTTTCTGCTCTAATCCATCTATACCTGAATCCATCAGGTGCAGGGGGTGCATCTAGAGAAGATGGTGGAACCCACACTTTTGGTCTTTCAGACTTTGACCGTGTTTGATCCGCACGTTGAGAAGTATTTTTATTTTCTTTTTCCATGTTACGCTCCTTCCTTCGTGAGTTTTAATTGTTTTGCGTAGTCTTCGAGTGGCACACCTAATTTTTTAGCTATTGCTACTTGTGAAGATGTGAGTCTCACAGTTTTGCGACCAGGCTTTACGCTTCTTGTGGCTGAAGCCACTGTCTGAACAGGGGCGGTCGTTTGCCTATTGTTAGTATTACCAAATTTATGAGGGAAGTCAACTCTAATTCTTTTATCAACTTCTGCATAATATTCGTCAGAATTGGGATCATAACCTTCTTTATCAGTTAAGTCCTTATGTATCTCAAAAGCAGTATATGTCATTGCTCTATCGTTGCCAAACCAACTATTATTAGATGCCCAAGCATCAGCTCTGGGATCTGTATTAATCGGTTCTTGCATTGTTTGAGCAGGTTGCATAACCTGGTTTTGAGGAACATTAACAGGTATTTCTTCCTGTCTTCGTTCTCTACCTTCTTTAGTTTGTTCAAGTTTTGCATTCTCAAAAGCAAGAGTTGCAATTCTTTTGTTAGCTTCTACTTGAGCAGTAGCATCTCCGTTTTCAATAGCTGACGATAATTCTTTTTGTGCAGCTTCTAAACCGGTATTAATACTAGTCTCAAACTTCTTAACATATTCAGAATCAGTTTTTTCAAACTTCTTTTCTAGAACCTGTCTTTTTTCTTCAACAGCTCTTGCGTACTGAACAGCAGCTTGTTCTCTTCTTTCTGCTTCTCTCATTTTACGAGTTAATTTCGCAATACGAGATTGTACCCCTTTACTGTAATCTTCAAGATTTTCATCTTGTTTTTTTTCGTCTAACCTTGTTTCTCGTTCGTTTTCAAATGTTTTATCTGTTCCTGTATCTTGTTCCGTGTTTTCCGTTTCTACAACGGATTCGTCTTTTGTTTCTTCAATAGAAACTTCTGCATCAGGTCCTGATGTATCTATTGGTACTAATTTATTTTCTTCGTCTGGCATAGTTACTCCTTTCTATGATTAAAACTCATGCAAGATGTCCTCTGGACTATCAATTGTTGCTAATACTTCGTCGTCATTTAATAAACGCATTTCTCCGCCGTCTATTTTAATTCGGCTGCCTGCATAACGTGCAAACATTACCCAATCTTTGACCTTGCACCACGGGCCTTCGGGATATCTTTCTTTATCCTTGTAACATTGAGGACCCATAGCCATAACCAAACCAACTTGAGATGCAACTTGTTGCCTCTCTAAAGTTGTTTCAGCTAATACTAATCCACCTTTAGTTTTATCTTTCATTTTAAAAGGTAAAACTATTAACCTCCACCCAGTAGGCTTTGGTAACTTAGGTTCTTTCTCTTCTTTTTTCTCTGATTTTTTTACACCAACAAGATCATTGTTCGGTGTTAATATTGATGACTGTTCCTTCATTGTGCTCCTTATCGTTTAGCAGGTTAGAGATTTCCTGACGCACTGATTCCAGTGCATTGATTTGTCCTATTATATACTTGTAATTTTCCATACTGTCAACCCCTCCAGAAGTTACGGATATTGACAAATCTTCTATTCTTGAATCTAAAAATCTTAAAGTTTTATTTATTACTGTTTCTAATTGCATTATTTCTTCGCTACCTTTCCTGTGTTTTCACCTTTTTTAATAACATAATCTTGAGTACCATTAGCTCCCGTATTCACTTCTTTTTTTAGTTCTTTAAAAAGGTTCATTTGTTTTTTATCTTTTTCTTTCTTTTTAGAATATTCTTCTAAAGCTTTTGTATCTCTCACTAGCAATTCCACTTTCTAAGTGATTTAGATAATCTATCCTCTCCAGTATTATTACTAGCCTTTTGTCTTTTACGCATCCCCTTCATACGCGCGCAGAACGACTTACGTCTTTTTGCAGCTTTAGATCCTTTTTTTAATTTTGATGGTTTTGTTGTAACAGCAGTTTTTAATTTAGAACCAGGGTTCGCTGCTTTATACGAATCAACACCTTTTTGATTTAATCCACCGGACTCTGACTTACCTTCTTTTCTAGTCCACGCTGGACTACCACCTCTTTTAAAATCTTGTCTCATGTGAATGTTTTTACGTTTGTAGGTTTACCACCTGGATTACCAGCTGCTCTTTTTCGTTTGACAGCACTCACCTTTTGCCCTTTTGACATCTGTGTGGCTTTTGCAAGTGGGACGCATTTTGGATATTTCCTCTTTGAGCCTTTGCTT